TGGAAGTATTGGGGAGGAAGTAGAAATGTCTGAAACTGAGGTACAAGTACAGGCAGACAATGAACAATATGGAAATAGCTTTCCATCAGGTTCATTTTAACTAACTAAATAATTACGTACATACTGTACATGGAGGTAAAAAATGAAAAGCATAGAAGAACACATTGAACACGACAAGGAAGTTCTTGCCGATCCAACTACTTCTGAACCAATGAAGAGACATATGCTCGAAGAGTTACATGAACTCGAAGTATATGCGGATCATCATCACGATGAGATAGAAGCAGGTGATCATCACGATCCTAACGTGTTAGAATTATTCTGTGAGATGCACCCTGACGAACCAGAGTGTTTAGTATATGACGACTAATGATTGACCAGTTAGCATCTCTCGGAAAGGTTAATTCAATTGGAAGAGATGGATTTTTATGGTGGATCGGACAGGTCGCTCATAAAGATTCATGGAGAGAGGTGAATAAAGCCATTTCACTACGAGGGTTCAAAGGCAATAGAGTTAAAGTTAGAATCGTTGGGTATCATCCTTTTGATCCAGAAGGAAATGTTTTACCTGATGAGGATTTACCGTGGGCAGAAGTTTTAGCAGACCCTTTTTCTGGAAACGGTCAAGGTGGTGTATCAAAATCTTTAAGTTTAGTTGGTGGTGAAATGGTTCTTGGTTTCTTCTTAGATGGGGAAGATGCTCAACAACCAGTCATAATGGGACTGTTTCCAAAGTATGATAACGTAAAGAATACTTATACTGCGGCTCAAATGAAGTCTCGTAAGAGTAGTGGATTTGAACCATTTGAAGCATATACAAGACCTAATAAAGGTCAACCTGAAGCACCTGCTGCACATACGACAAAAACTACACAAAATGGTAAGAAAAATGTTGTAAGTTCATTTTCTGCTGATAATGATGAAGTTAAACCAGTTAGTAGTGATGCGTTCACAAAGTATCAACAAAAAACAAACACTAAATCTCCAAACTGGACTCCTTGTAAGAATGATGACATCGGTAAGATAAGTCAAATAGTCGCTGATTTTATAGAAGTAACTAGAGGTTATGAGAATGCTCTTGATTCTTGGGCAGATCCGTTGACGAACACAATAATTGATATGCAAGCAGAGTTGGATTTCGTAAAAAACCAAGTCTCTGGAATTATGAAAGGCACTATGAATGAAATGAAAAATGCCTTGATGAAAAAAATCAATAAGAAATTTAAAAAAGTTCTTAGTGATATGAAGCTAGATGATCCGAAGGCATTATTTAAAAAGAAAAAGGCAAAAAAAGCAGGAAAGGGAATAGGAACTTTAATTGCCTGTGCCTTTGGTGCTGCACTTAGTAAGATTGGTGGGTTTATTATGAATATGTTTAAGAATCTTCTTGGTAAGGTAATAAATGGTGCAGTTTGTGCAATTCAAGAATTTACAGCAGGTATCTTTGCAAAAATGTTTGATGTTCTTGAGGGTGCATTGGCAACTATTATGAGTGGATTGAACTGGTTACTAGGTGGATTTGCTTCAATTAAGAACGTTCTTAGAAGTGCAAGTGGTATAGCGAGTAAGATACTTAACTTTATCAAGGGATGTGACGATGAAGCTTGTGCAAAACCAACAGAATATGCATCACATATTGGTGCTAAATTTAAGGCACCAGATAGTTATGGAGATACGATAGGAAAAGTTAATATATTGTCTGGTTTTTCTACTGCATTAACTAGTGCAGCACAAGGTGGCGGTATAAAGAAAGCAATCAATGACTTTATGGGTACCAGTGATGAGGATGATACACCAAGCGGTCTTACATTGTTTGATGATGGAGACTTCCTCTTTCCAGATTGTGCAACAATTAATTCAAATCCAAATTCACAAGAAGATATTACACCAATGGCACCTGGATTCATCTATCCAAAATGCTTACCACCTGATTACCAAGTAATTGGATCGGGAGAAGGTGCAGAATTATTAATTGTGGTTGGCAATGATAGAAGAATTTTTTCAGTCGAAGTTATTAATGGTGGTAGTGGGTATGGTATAGACACGCAAATTACAATCATTGATAATACTGGAAATGGAAGTGGTGCAAATGTAAAACCAATCATAAAGGATGGTGTAATTGTTGAGACTGTAATTCTCGCAAGTGGATCTGGATATTGTCTCAACACTGTGATTGGAGGTGATACGACTGGAGATGGTACATCTGGAATTGGAACAAACGTGATTGGAACTGTAAGTGATGTTTATGTTTCAACTCCAGGAATTAGTTATGATCCGAATGATACAATTTCTTTTGAAGGTGTTGATGACGGAACTAACATACCAATCATCACAACTCCAAGTGGATCAATCGTTGGTGTCAACTTCCCTCCAAGTATTTTGACAGAGTTTGAAACACCTCCAGTTCTTATAGTAAATTCAGATACTGGATCTGGTGCTTCGTTCATACCAATTATGTCATTTAAAGGTCAGTTCAAGACTGATGTTGATGCAGATAAGAGAAAGGTCACACCACTTATTGGAATTGATAACGTGGTCGATTGTATTGGTGATAATCGAGATCCTGTTGGTTTTGTTAATGGTGTTGAATATTCTGGGCCTTATCACGTAATGTCAAGTGGTTTAAAAATGACAGGAGCAACACACGGTGTGTCAGATTTAATAATTTATGATACAATAGAAGAGAGTCTAAGTAATCCTGTGGTATCACCATCTTCCTATGAAACTCCTACTGAGACAGTAACAGAGACTCCTGTAGAAACCACAACGACCACTACATCACCAACGATTGTAACAACTCAGACGACTCCAACCACATCAATGGACACAACCACAACAAGCACTCCACCAGATACATCGACTGGAACTGATACAAGTTCATCTGGTGGTGGAGGATATGGAGGATACTAATGAGTATAGGAACCATCACTGAGGCCAAAATAAGAGAAATATTTAAAGATGAATTTGAAAGACATTATCGTGAGACTCATCATACTTTTTCAATTGAAGGTGGATGTCCAACTGATAGGCACGAACCTTGTGAGTATGCTTTGACTACTCAATCAGCACAAGGTATTTCCTTTTTTGAAGGTGGCATTGCAAAGTGTCGTGCAGGTAAAAATTTTGAGATATATTCTGGTGATGATCCAAGTATTGGTGATGGTAAAGTTACAGGAGAGGGTGGAAATGCATTTAAGGTTGAATGTAAACACGGAAGAATAGTAATCACTGCAAAATCAAGTGATATAGAATTAAATGGCCGAAATATTGTTCTTAGTGCAAAAAGTAACATATATCTAGAAGCTGGAAATAATACAAGAATTAGATCAGGTAATGATACAAATATTTTAACTGGTAATAATATGAACATTGTTGCCGATAAAGAATTGTTCATTGGTGGTGGAGCTGCTGTTGGAATACATTGTGAAAGTGATTACATAGAGACTACTTCTGGAAATGATTTGGATGTTGCATCCGATTTCTATTACGAATTGAGTGGTTTTTATGATCAACTTCCAATATCAAGAATTGATCAATTCTTTTCACCTAATGGTGGTTTTGATTCTCTTCAAGATGCTCAAGCTGCTACGGGAGGTGGTTAACCAAAATGTCTTTCAGAAATATTACAATCGAAACGATAGGACTTCACGTTGGAGAAAGTCAATGGAATGTTCCTGATCAAGCAACTTTAAGTAAAGCTGGAACACTCACTTGCTCTGGAATGTCTATCTTTGGTGACTGTAGTGATATTGGTGGTATAGCAACAGTTACAATCGGAACAGCAGATGAAAGTTCTTTACAAAAAAATATGAGACTATCCCTTCATGTAAATGGGAACTCGATGCTACAAGGTGATTCACAAACTGCTAACGCTTTAACTGTTAGTGGAGGTAAAACTCATACTGCTAGATTTTATGGACTTCAACATAATAATGCAGTTTATATTGATGGAGATTTATTTGTAAGTGGATCTACTGATACTAAAGAAAAAGGTAGACTTGCTTCTAGATTTGCAGCTGCGGACGCATCACCAAAACCATTTGACCTAGTTCATCCAACAAAAGGTGAAGGTCATCGACTTCGTTACGCCTGTATTGAAGGCCCAGAGGTTGCAGTTTACTGTCGTGGTAGATTGAAAGAGTCTAATGTAATTCAATTACCTGACTATTGGAAAGACCTAGTTCATGAAGATAGTATCACTGTTCAGTTACAACCAATTGGATCAAATCAAAATCTTGTGATTCAAGAATTTAATAATGAATTCATAGTCATCGCAGAGGATTCAACCAATACTGATTTGATTACTGACTTATCGACTATCGATTGTTTCTATCATGTATATGGTGAAAGAAAGGATATCAATCCTTTGATAGTTGAATATGAGGGTAATAGTTGGGAAGATTATCCAGATCCAAATTATAATCCAAACAAGGTAGATTCAGATAAAAAGAATACAAAGGATCCTCGATTTGACGGCCCACCAAACACAATCACAAAATGATTTTTCCTTATATCGAAGATAATTTTATTTCTTTAAGTGAATGTCAAAGATTGATAGATTTTGCAGATGCAAATAAATCATCAAACGTAAGTCGTGATGATGTTTATTCAACTAATATAGAGTGGGTTGATCACGGTGCCACTTACTATGGTAATAACGTTGATCCTATAACTCCTGAAGATAATGATGAGGTGGTCACAAAAGTAACTGAAAAGTGTAAAAGTTTAGTTGATTGTCAATTAGGTTATGTTGGTATTGTTAGATGGCCAATAGGAACATTTATGAAACCTCATTTTGATAGTAACAATATTCACACACCAAACAAAGTTGCAGCGATGTTATATTTGAATAATGATTTTGACGGTGGAAACTTAATTTTTGAAGATAGAGTAGTGAAACCAGAACCAGGAAAATTAATTATCTTTGAGAATACAAAAAATCTTCATTATGTGGATAAAGTAGAAGATTCGGAAAGGTATGCTCTCTCCTTTTGGTATTATTCTGTTTAATAAATAAAGCATACTCAGTAATTAAACTATGGAAATTCAGAGAGAGACACTAAGAGAACTTCAATATCTTCAAGAGGATATTGCAGCATACTTCACTGATGAACATGTTGTGAGTGGAGAAACATATTGGACTTGTGTTGAATCTGTTGCGATTGCAAAACTTGCTGAGTTACGTGGAGAACCACTTTACTATGAAAAGTTGAAAGAGATATTGGATGCAATGATAACATCCGAGGACGAGGAAGAATGAAAATGACCTTTCAATTTCAAAAAAGTCGAAAAAAAAATTCTGGCCAAAAATTGGTTCAAAACCTTTTTGAGGTGGGAGTACAAAAGATCTCCGTGTAGAAGGAGTGCCCGCCCTTTCTTTCGTGATAAATAAGACAGAAGAAAAAAATTTTAGTGTGCTAATACGATGCCCCTTTCAAGGTTAGAAAATTTTCTAGTAAATACCAATGGTAATATCCTTTATGTAAATCCATCTGATCTAGACGCAACAGATAGTTTTGACAATAGAGGAAATTCTTTAACAAGACCTTTTGTTACAATACAAAGAGCACTAATTGAAGCAGCTAGATTTTCATATCAATCAGGATTTAATAACGATAGATTCGATAGAACAACAATATTATTGTATCCAGGCGAACATACAATAGACAATAGACCAGGATTATTCATTAAACAGAATGGTGCAACTGCACAATTATTAGATATCTCAGGAAACGTTACAAGTGAAAGTTTACTTTTAAATAACTCATCAATATTCGATTTAAATAATTCAAATAATGTTTTACGTAGATTTAACTCTGTTCACGGTGGAGTAATTGTTCCAAAAGGAACATCAATCGTAGGTTTAGATTTAAGAAAGACAAAGATAAGACCTTTATATGTACCAAATCCAGACGTTTTAGATAGTGTAATTCCAAGATCTGCACTCTTCCGTGTTACTGGTGGTTGCTATTTCTGGCAATTTAGTATGTTTGATGCGAATCAGTCAGTATATTATAGTAAAAACTTTACTGAGAAAAGAAATCCAAGAATATCACACCACAAGTTAACTTGTTTTGAGTATGCTGATGGTCAAAATGAAGAGGAACTCACATCATTAAGCGACTTGCAGATGTATTATTTCAAGTTGATGAATGCTTATGGTTCTGATACTGGAAATAGAAACATTCCAGACTTTCCTGCAAGACAAGATTTTGAACCAAATACTCCAGAATCTAAGATCGTTGGTGATCTGTCACCTAACGATTTAACAATTGAAAAGTTAACTTCAACTGGAATCAATGCAACTGTAGTTACAAAAGATGAGCATGGTTTAACTGTAGATGATCAGATTCTAATCACTGGTATTGGAAATACATTCTATGATGGAACCTACAGTGTTAGTGGAATCACAAGTGAAAGACAATTCACTTATACAATGAATGGTGATCCAGCACAAGATGTGATCACTGTAAATGCATCAATGAAAGTAGAGATAGAAGCTGACAGTGTTACTGGTGCTTCACCTTATATCTTCAACTGCTCACTCAGATCTGTCTTCGGTATGTGTGGTCTACACGCTGATGGATCAAAAGCAACTGGATTTAAATCAATGGTTGTTGCTCAGTTTACTGGTATTGGTCTACAGAAAGATGATAAAGCATTTGTAATATACAAACCAGCAACTGGAAACTATATTGATTCAGTAAATGCAAAAAGTGAATCAGGAGATAGATTTAAGACACCTTTATATACAAACCAAAATGCAGTCTACAGAAAAAGATATGAAAACTTTCATATTAAATGTTCAAATGACTCATTCATTCAGGCAGTTTCTGTTTTTGCAATTGGATATGCAAATCATTTCCTATCTGAATCAGGTGGTGAACAATCAATCACCAACTCTAACTCAAACTTTGGTGCAAAAGCATTAGTATCAAAAGGATTTAGAAAA